GGACAAGGCCGAAATGAAGGTCTGGAGCGGCGCGGTGGACAACAACACGGCAATCCGGGATGCGGTCAAAGAGCTAACAGACAGCGGCCTGCAAACCATTGATTATGCGTCGGGCTGGCATAACCGGGTGGACGTGGCAACCAGAAGGGCGGTTATGACGGGTGTGTCCCAGATTTCGGCTAAGTACAGCAATCAGCTAATGGACACGCTCGACACGCCATACATGGAGATTACAGCCCATGCAGGCGCAAGAGACAAGCCCGGACCTAACCCGTGGTCATCACATCGCGATTGGCAAGGGAGGGTGTATTCCACCCGTGACAATGACATTTACCCAAATGTGTATGAAGTTTGCGGTTGGGGCGAGGTTGACGGCCTGGAGGGCGCCAACTGCCGACACCATCACAGCCCATGGATTGAAGGCGTCTCTGAGCGCACATACACAGACGAAGAATTGAAAAACATTGACCCTCCGCCTATTACGTTCGAGGGCAAAGAGTATTCGGCCTATGAGGCCACACAGCAAATGCGAAAGATTGAAACCGCCATGCGAGCCTGCAAGCGCAAAATCATCGGCTATGAAGCAGCAGGTCAGACAGATCAGGAAAACGCATACCGGGCCAGGCTGCTGGCCCTGCGTCAGAAATACAACGCATTCAGCGAGGCGGCAGGGCTGCGGAAGCAGCAGGAGCGGGCCAATGTCAGGCCGTAGGAGGGAGCAGCATGGACAATCTTTCTGAAGCACTCGCAAACTTGGCGGACGCTATTTACGATGCTTTTAGCCTGGTAGCACAGACGATTACAGACATTGCGGAAACAATCGAAGATTTCATGGATGCATACTATGCATCTTTTGACAATCCGCGGCGCAAACGACCGCCTAAATGCATCACAATGGCAAGTCAGCGATTTTTCAAAAAGCAGAGGGTTTATAAATGCCGGAACAACTGTTAAAGCCTATCGACATTAAAAAGATTGAATCTGTTATCGCCAAAGGCGACCGCGTGGAACTAATTCCCGTCAAGGACGGCGTAAAGGTCATGCGGGTGAGACGGGAGGAAGTCAAAGAAAAAGAAAGGAGGTAATTATGAGAAAAATTGCAGACTTAACGGGGAAAAAATTTGGCAGACTAACCGTGATAAGTAGAGCAGAAAACACAAAAAGCGGTGAAGTACAATGGAATTGCTTATGCGATTGCGGAAAAGCAGCCGTTGTAAATGGATATAGGCTTAGAACTGGAAAGACAAAAAGTTGTGGCTGTCTATGGAAAGAAAAAATTATTGAAGGAAGCATAAAGCATAACAAAAAGCCTAACGATTTCTTTATTGATGGAGACATTGTATTTGTAAAACTATCCTGTTCCGACGATATTATGATGGTTGATTTGGATACATGGGAAGGCTGGGCAAAAGAATATAGGTGGAGAGTAGACAAAGAAGGTTATGCATACACAAGAACAAGGCGCGAAGGAACGTTTGCTTACCACAGGAAAGCTTTCCCTGATTGCCCAGACGGAAAAATGAGAGACCATATAGACGGGAATAGGCTCAACAACACTCGGGCGAATATACGGTTTGTTACTCCAAGCCAAAATATGTTTAATCGAGGGCGCTCAAACAATAACGTAAGTGGATATAGCGGTGTTTATTTCCATAAAGATGCAAAGAAATGGGCGGCAGAAATAAAAGAACACAGAAAAAGAATACATTTGGGGCTTTTTGACACAAAAGAACAAGCAATAGAGGCGAGAAAGCAAGCAGAAATAAAATACTACGGAGAATATAGAAGAAATAAATAATGTTCCTGATTGGGAGCGTCTAATCAGAAGAACCAAGCGTGGTTGAACTATTCGGAATTTCCGAACGGTTGAACCACGCTTTTTCCATTTCTACGCCAGGTAGTTCAACGGCAGAATGGCGCGGGCCACCCACGCGCAGATGGCCGGTTCAAGTCCGGCTTCTGGCTTCAAATCAGTAATTACCGCGATGGACTGCGGTTTTTATACAACTGTCGCCCCCAAAGTACCGGGGCCAAAGAAAAGGAGACAGAACAAATGGCACTGACACGCAAGGCATTGAAGGCCATGGGCCTGACCGACGAGCAGGTGGACAGCATCATTGAGATGCACACCGAGACCACCGACAGCATGAAAGCGGACATCCAGAAGTACAAGGATGACGCCGAAAAGCTGCCCGGCGTCCAGGAGGAATTGGACGCTTTGAAAGCAAAAGGCGACGGCGGCTGGGAAGCCAAATACAACAGCGAACACGCTGCATTTGAGGCTTACAAGACCGACATCACCACCAAGGAGGCAGCTGCGGCCAAGGAAAAGGCTGTGCGGGCCTACTACGAGAGCAAGGGCATTACCGGCGACAAGCTGACCATTGCAATGATGGGAAGCGCCGACGCTGTGAACGCCGTGGAGCTGGACGGGGACAAAATCAAGGACACCGGCGCGATTGACGGGCTCATCTCTGGCGCGTTTGCATCCCTAGTGACCACCATCGACCCCAGCAAGCCCAATGTCAGCACGGGCGGAAGCCTGGGCGGCAGTGGCAACGGCGGTAGCACTGGCCCCACTTCTCTGCGTGATGCCCTGCGGGAAAAATACGACATCAAGTAAAGAAAGGATGAACCATTATGGCTATTACCCTGGCAGAAGCGAAGGTCGGCATGGCTGACCATGTTGACCAGCAGATTATCGATATGTTCCAGCGGTCCTCCCTGCTGCTGGACAACCTGACCTTTGACAACTCTATTTCCCCCGGCACCGGCGGCAGCACCCTGACCTACGGTTACGTCCAGCTCCAGACCCCTTCTACCGCTGGCGTCCGTGAGATCAACAGCGAGTACACCCCCAACGAGGCCAAGCGCGTGGAGAAGACCACCAAGGCCATTATTATGGGCGGTTCTTTCCAGCTGGACCGCGTTATCCAGGCAACTTCCGGCGCTGTGGATGAGCTGGCATTCCAGACCCAGCAGAAGGTTCTGGCGACTGCCAACGAGTTCCATTACTACGTCATCAATGGCACGGCTGCGGCTTCTGGCGCTGGCTATGCTACCAAGACCTTTGACGGCCTGCGGAAGCTGCTGAGCGGCACCACCAACGAGTTCACCACCACCATTGACCTGTCCACTGCTGCTGCTGTCGATAGCAACTATGCGGCGTTCCTGGACGAGTTGGACGCGCTGGTCCATGCCGTGGACGGCACCCCCTCCATGCTCATGATGAACGGCGACATGCTTCTGAAGGTCAGAAGTGCAGCCCGGCGCGCCGGTTACTACGAGCGCAACAAGGACGATTTCGGCCGCGTGGTTGAGACCTATTCCGGCATTCCTCTGGTAGACCTGGGCAAGTATTACAACGGTTCCGCCTCTGTGGATGCTGTTTCTACCTCCACTGCTGGCAAGACTGCTATTTACGCTGTTTCCCTGGGTCTGGATGGCTTCCACGGCATTTCCCCCACCGGCACCAGCCTGATTCAGTCCTATATGCCCGACCTGACTGCCCCCGGCGCCGTGAAGACCGGCGAAGTCGAGCTTGTGGCTGGCGTGGCCCTGAAGAACACCCTGAAGGCTGCCGTCCTGGACGGCATCGGCATCAAGGCCGCTTCCTGATAGGAGGTGTAAGCAATGGTCTATGCGGACTATAGCTTTTACCACGATGACTACTACGGCCAGGCCATTGCTGAGACGGATTTTCCGCGGCTTGCTTTGCGGGCGAGTCAATACCTTGACTACTTCACGCAGGGCAAGGCCGCGAAGAATCCCGAAATTGAGGGCTTGAAGATGGCCTGTTGTGCGCTGGCGGAACAGTACCAGATCATTGACGCGGCGAGACGGACGGCGACCACGGCGGCGCTGTCTGGGGCTGAGAACGCCACGGAGACGCTGAAAAGCGAGAGCGTGGGCAGTTGGTCTCAGAGCTACCAGAGCGGTTCGCAGACCGCTGACGAGGCGCTGTCGCTGCTGAAAAACAGCACGTCCACGTTAGCAACTGTGGCGCGGCAATATCTGTGTACCACTGGCCTGCTGTATCGCGGGAGGTGTCCGAGATGACCTTCCCGCACACGGTCACGGTGTACAACGTGGCAACGGAGACCGACCGGCTGACCTTCCAGGACAAGCTGACCAACCATATCACGGTATTGGAGGGCGTCTTTCTGGACGCTACCAAGGCTGTCAATGTGCGGACCAGCGGCCTGGAAGGAGCCGACGCGGTAAATCTGTACATCCCCCGCAATGTCAAGGCCATTGACCCAGAGACGGGCGCAAGCAAGTCGTATGTTGGCCCCTGGGCTTTTGAGCACAGCGAGGACAAGGGCAACACCTGGACGCTCAGCATTAACGGCAACGGCGGGCAGACCTTTTTCTGCAAAGGAAAAGTTGTCGAGCCTGATAAGACGTTTGAGCAGATCAGCGCCCTTTACGACGATGTTTACAACGTCACCAAGGTCGATGACAAGGACTTCGGACGGCTGGCCCATTGGATGGTGGGAGGTGCTTAATGCTTCGCATCAAGATTGACACTTCCGGCCTGGATGGGCTGACACAGCGACTGGCACAGGCGGCAAGCAAGGCGGAGACTGCTGTAGCAATACAGGCCAAGAAGGACACAGAACCTTATGTGCCCATGCTGACCGGCTCGTTGGCGGGCAGGACGCAGGTAGTTGGCAATCAGATCATCTACCCCGGCCCTTATGCGAGATACCTCTACTACGGCAAAGTCATGGTCAACGCTGCTACGGGAGCGGGTCCCATGCACTTCACCGACGGCTACGGCAACGAGGTTATCCGCTGGCCCGCCGGGGCCACGCTTGTGGCAACAAACCGGGACCTGGTTTTCACGCAGGAGGCGCACAGTAAGGCGCAATCCCATTGGTTCGAGGCATCCAAGGCCGAGAATCTGCAAAAATGGCTCGATGTGGCCCAGAAGGCGGTGACAGAGGATGTCTGACAACAACACGGTTTCTTTGGTCAGCAAGGCCGAGGAAGATAAAATTTCCCGGCTCATGATGGCCTGGATTAACACCGCGCAAAATTTGCCTGTTGTACTCATCAACTACGAGCAGCTAAAGGCGGACACCACCTGCATGGCCCTGAGCACCATCCAAGGCACGGCCATTACAAAGCGGTACATCTGCGGCGGGCACGTTGCTGAGTATCAATACAAGCTGATTTATCGCATCAAGCCCGGCACCAGCAACGACAAACGGCTGGCGGCTGACGAGACGCTGGACCAGCTGGCCGATTGGAGCATTGCAAACCCGCCTGATTTGGGCGACGGCATCCGTGTTATCAAGGTGGAAGCCACGACCCGTAGCGCTATGTTCGCCATTTATGACAACGGCGACGAGGACCATCAAATCTTAATGAAACTTACTTATGAGGTGATATAAATGGCAGATACGACTTTTAACACTACCGCCGGTCAGACTATTGACCGCGAACTGCTCATTGCCTATCTGAACACCGGCACCCAGAGCGCCCCTGTGTGGAGCGCTATCGGCAAGCGCGTTGAGGATTCCAGTGAGGAGCTGGACTGGGGCCAGGAAAGCAAGCAGGACATCATGGGCAACACCTTCACTACCATGAAGAAGCCCACCATTACCCAGACCTTTGACCCCATCCCCCTGGACGCTGCCGACGCTGCGGCGGTCACGCTGTGGAATCTGGCAGTCAAGGAGCACGACGCCCAGGCGCTGGCGAACATGGACATGATGATCGGCCACTTCTACGCCGAGGGCAATTTTGCCGAGCGTTACGAGGGCTGCGCTATTGCCGTTACTTCCATCGGCGGCGAGGGCGGCGGCACCCTGGACATCGCAACCGAAATCACCTACGGCGGCGACCGGACCCTGGGCACTGTGTCCAAGTCCAGCGACGGCAAGGTGACCTTTACCGCTGACGCGGCTTAAGGAGGAATAACACATGGCGGAAATCAGATTTGACACAGGCCTGGTGTCGTATGACATCAATGGGGCCGTGACCGTGGCCTTTAACCCCACTGACTTCAATTTTATCGAGCGCGTCTATGACGTGTTTGACAGCCTGGACAAAAAACAGGATGAATACGATAAGGAAGTCGGCAGATCCAAGGACGCCCGCAAGACCTTTGACGTCGCCCGTGCGAAGGACAAGGAAATGCGGGAGACCATGGACGGCCTGTTCGGAGTGCCCGTCTCCGATGCGCTGTTCGGCGACATGAACGTCTACGCCCGCGCCGGTGGTCTGCCGGTGTGGTGCAACTTCCTGTTCGCACTGTTCGACCTCATCGTTGACAGCAGCGACGCAGAGAGCAAGAAGACCGACCCGCGTCTGAACAAGTATCTGGCGAAGTACAAAAAGAAATGAACTACGGACTGCCGAAAACTGTGAAAGTTGGCGGCGAGGAACTGGAAATCCGCTCTGACTACCGTGCAATTCTGGACATTCTGGTGGCACTGGCCGACCCGGACCTGGACAACCAGGACCGGGCGGAGGTGCTGCTGACCATATTCTACACGGAGCCGGAGCAGATTCCCCTGGACAGTGTCAATGAGGCGGTGGAGCGCTGTCTGTGGTTCATCAACTGTGGGCAGGACGAGGAAAAAAACAAGCGTTCCCCGCGCCTTATGGACTGGGAACAGGATTTCTTCTACATTGCCGGGCCGGTGAGCCGGGTGGTGGGCCAGGATGTGCGCGGGCTGGAATACCTGCATTGGTGGTCCTTCATGTCGGCTTATCAAGAGATCGGCGACTGCACCTTTGCCCACATCGTCCGCATTCGCAGCCTAAAGGCCAAGGGCAAACGGCTGGACAAGGCAGACCAGGAGTTTTACCGGGAAAATCGCAACATGATAAAGCTCAAAGCAAAATACACCGAGGCAGACAACGACATTATCAGCCAATGGGTGTGAAAAGCCGCCCGCTGGAATTGCGGACGGCTTCTTTTTATTCGTAATATTCCATCTTCATGGCCGGAATCGTGATTTGAGAACCTAGCACCGACGTATAGCTTTCAACGCCTTTACATTCGCCATAAGCGGTAATGTAATCGCCCTCCAAGATGCGACTTTCACCATCTTCACGGCTGTATGTCACATACCACATGTTTCCGTTCTCATTCAGACGCAAGGTAACGCTGCTGAACAAGCCTTCTGACACTTGCTCAACCTTTCCGCTTACAACAACATACGTTCCGTTGTAGGTGTCGGGGTTTCGCTCCACGTCAGAGTAGGACACGTCAACACATTTCGCTTTGTAATCAGAGATGGCGGCGGCAGCGGCTTCGGCTTCCTGCTGTTCTGTGTACTGCTGGAATCCCTGACCGACTGCAATCTGCGTTTCTCTGTCAGCTTCCAGGTCAGCTTCGATTTCACCAAGGCCAATAATGGAGCATTCGACCATGTTGACGGTAGAGCTGTTTATGCTGTTTTCCTCAACGGTTCCAGCGATTGTGAGTTTGGCACCTTCAACAACCAAATTTGCGTTTTCCTTGTCCTTCATTTCGCAAACTATGTCAAAGAAAACGCTATCTTCACCGGCGCCGGTGTTTGCTTTGATGGACCCGCCAGAAACGGAATCGGCAGTAATCACGGTAATGACCTTTTGGCCGACCATGTATTGGCCATACTTATACAGGATATCGTCACTGAGTTTCCAGTAATCATCCTCATTGATCGTGGTATCAATCTGGATTTCCTGCACTTCCTCTGTTTCTTCTGGTTCTTTCTCTTTGCTGGAAGATTTCTTTTCTTCCTTCTGTGTAGTGGAGGTGGAAGTGGTGCTGGAGCTGCTGGAATCATCATCGCTATCGCTCAAACTACCAATGCAGCCGCCAACTACACCGCAAAGGAAAAGAATAAGGATAAACAGTCCAATGCCTTTTCCAACAGACATTTTCTGCTTATTCTTTGCCCCGCACTGTGGACAAGTCTTTGCCTCTTTGGCAATGGTAGCGCCACAGGTTGCGCAGGTAACGAGTTTGTTTTTACTCATGCTCATTCCTCCCTTTGATGTAACTATACAACAAAGGCGATGAGCTTGCAACCCCTAAACACATTAAAACAAATCATTTCAAGGTAAATCAAGACTAAACCCTCATACGGAGGTGATAAATATGGCAAGTGGTGACGGCTCTGTTGTTATCACGTTTAATGCGGACACATCGGCATTGGACAAGGACATCACGCGGATGAACAAACGCATTAAGACGCTGCAAGAGAGCATCGAGCGGAAGCAGTCGGCAAAGACGGGGCTGGAAGAACAGTTCGAGGCGGTCAACGCCCAGCTGAACAAGGCCAAGAAAACGCTGGAATCGCTGAAAACCGGCGGCGGCACGGATGACCAAATCACGGCGCAGACGGCCAACGTCAAGGATCTGCAAAGGGAGTGGAACAGGACCCGCAATCAGCTGGAAGCCTACGACCGGCAAATTAACAGCGCGGGCCAGGAAATCGACTACTACAAGGCCAAAATCGGGCAGCTGACGCAGCAACAGCAGCAGTTGGAATCTGAGCAGGAGCGCAGCACCCAGGCGACGGACCGGTCGGCACAGGCAAACAACAAGGTGGCGTCGGTGCTGTCCAGCGTCGGCAGCGCGGCAAGCAACGTGGCCCAGAAGGTGGGCAGCGTGGCGGTGTCGGCGTTTCAGCGGCTGGGTTCCATCGGTTCACGCGCCATTCAGAAGGTCGGCAGCGGCTTAAAGAGCGTGGCAAGCGTCGGCGTCCAGGCGTTCACGACGCTGGTAGAGAAAATGAACCCGCTCCCGGCATTGGCAAACAAAATCGGGTCTGTCTTCAAAAAGCTGGCTAGTTCTATCAAGCGGGTGTTCGTGTTTTCTGTAATCACAAAGGCCCTTCGAGCTGTGCGCTCCACAATCAGCGACATGATTTCCAAGAACGCGGAGCTGAGCACTTCGCTGGCACAGTGCAAGAGCGCACTTTTAACGGCATTTCAGCCAATTTACACGGCGATTCTCCCGGCGCTGACCACCTTTATCAATGTGCTGACAAGGGTGATTTCCCTGATCGCACAGTTTATCTCCATGCTGTTCGGCAGCACGGCGGCGCAATCCAAGGCCAACGCAAAAGCGCTTTATGAGCAGGCGGACGCCACGGAGGCGGCTGGAAGCGCGGCATCGGACGCGGAGAAACAGCTTGCATCCTTTGACGAGATCAATAAGCTGTCTGACACGTCCGGTGGCGGCGGTGGTGGTGGCGGCACCGACACGGAGTTTGAAGATTACGAGCTGCCGGAGACGCCTGACTGGCTGCAAAGCGTTATTGACGCGCTCAATGCTGGTGAGTGGGAAGAAGCTGGCGAAGTGCTGGCGGACCACCTTAATGGTCTGCTGGACGATTGGGATTCTTACGCCTGGGGCCAGAAGCTTGGCGAGATGCTCAATGATGCGCTGGCGTTCCTGTATGGCTTCCTGACCACATTTAACTGGGAGGAGCTGGGCCTAAAGCTGGCGGACCTTATCAACGGCCTGGTGGATTCCGTGGACTGGGACCTGTTCGGTCGGACGCTTGGCGCAGGGTTTAATGCCGTGGTGGATTTCCTGTATGGGTTCGTCACGGGGCTAAACTGGGGCAGCATCGGTCAGGCCATTGGCACGGCTATCAATGGTTTTGTGGATGAGGTCAACTGGTCCAAGTTGGGCACCACGCTGTCCGAGGGCTTAAAAGGCGTATTTCGTATGCTGACGGCGGCGGCGGTGACCATCGACTGGGCGGCTATCGGCAGGGCAGTCTCCAAGGTGCTCAATGCCTTTGACTGGTATGGCGTGATTTATGGACTTGGGACATTCCTGCGGGCCGGGCTGAACGGCTTAAAGACGTTCCTGGACACGGCAATCACAGAGATACAGTGGTCGGACATTGCAGAGCAAATTTACACGGCGCTCAATGATTCCATTGCGGCCATTGACTGGTATGGCCTGGGCCAGACCCTGGGCGATTTGTTCGAGACGGCCTTGAATTTTTTCTTTGATCTGGTTATCGGCTTCGACTGGGCAGCGCTGGGCACGGACATTGCGGACGGCATCAACGGCGCATTTGACGCGGTGGACTGGGCCACGCTGGGGCAAAAGCTGGGCGATTCCATCATTTCCATTTTACAGGGCATTACCGCGTTTTTGGATGAGGTTGACTGGGCTGCCATTGGCACAGCCATTGGTGAGTTCTTCGGCAACATTGACTATGTTGGCATATTCACGGAGCTGGGCAGCATCGCCCTGGGCATCATTGAGGGCTTAAAGGCGGCACTAGATTCCATTGATTGGGCTGACCTTGGAGAGCGGTTCTTTGCTGGCCTTGCTTCTATCGACTGGGTGACAACGCTTGACGAACTTGGCGACCTGATCGGAGACGCAATCACATCGGCGCTTGATTTCATTGGACCAAACTGGGAAGAAATCGTAACCATTGGCGGACAGATCGTTTCCGGTTTGCTGCATGGCATTGTTACCGCGATAGTAGACATTGGGACATGGTTTGCTGATAATGTCGGACAGCCTATTCTTGACGCTGTAAAGGACTTCTTCGGAATTGCATCTCCGTCCACGCTCATGGCAGAACAGGGCGACTACCTTATGCAAGGTCTGGAACAGGGCATTTCGGACAACGCAGACAAGCCAGTGAGCGAGACCGAGAAGGTGGGAGAATCCATCTCCACCAAGGTCCAGGACATCATCGACAAGGCCAAAACGTGGGGCAGTGATATTGCTTCGCAGTTGGCAAGTGGCATCGAGAGCGGCAAGGAGACGGTCAAGTCTGCGGCATCCACGGTGGCAAGCAAAATCAAGTCCTTCCTGCACTTCTCTACGCCTGACGAAGGCCCGCTGTCCGACTTTGATACCTATATGCCGGACATGATGCAGCAGATGGCGGACGGCATCACAAACAATGTGTATCTTGTGACAGAGGCAATCACAAAGTTTGCCGACAAGATGAAGACGGAGTTTGAAAGCCTGTGGGATGAAGTCAAGGAAAACACCGTGGACAGCTGGCAAGAGATCGCGGACGCGCTGTCTGAGGGGTGGGATGAAATCCTGAACCTGTCCAGTGAGGATTGGGCGCAGTACACGGAGCAGTTCAGCGACAACACCACGGCGTTCACTGATTCTTTGCGTATGGTTCTGGAGGACTTCCTGACCTACATGACGGAGTTCTGGCAGTCCATCCTAGATCTAAGCGATACGGATTGGAGCCTGTACACGGACAACTTCAACCAGGCACTGAGCGAGTTTGTGGAACAGTTCAAGTCCAACGAGGAGGAGTTCTTCAACTACATCCGCACAGAGTGGGAGACGCTGTTCACGGACCTGACAACCAAGCTGCAAAACGTCCTGACCAACATGAACAATGCGCTCAACCAGTGGAAAACGGCGTTTATGCAGTCGTTCAATTCATTCTCTTCGACCCATCAAGCAAGTTGGAGAAGCTGGCTCAATGCGCTGTGTGCGGATTTCCAGACGGCATTCAATAACATTCTGTCTTCGCTACAAAACGCGATGAATCTGGCGGTCCAGGCCATTAACCAGCTAATCAGCGCAGCTAACAGTGTGTCGGGCCTAAGCGGCAAGCGCTACACCAGAGTCGGCAGTATTTCCGTCGGTTCCATCTCCGTGCCCAGGCTGGCCCAGGGCGCTGTTATTCCGGCCAACCGGGAGTTCCTGGCGGTGCTGGGCGACCAGAAGCAGGGCACCAACGTGGAAGCGCCCCTGGCGACCATTGAGCAGGCCGTACAAAATGTGCTGTCCCGCATGGGCCTGAGCGGCGGCAACGGCGACCAAACTATCATCATGGAGTGTGACGGCATCCAGTTTGCAAAGCTGGTGTACAAGCTCAACAACAACGAGAGCGGGCGCGTCGGCGTCAGCATGACGGAGGCGTAGACCATGAGTTACATTAAAATCAACGGCACCGAGTTCGACGCAGACGTGGCGATCTCCAGCTACAAGCGGTCTTTCAGCGTCCTGGACGGCGACAATTCCGGGCGTGTGCTGACGGGCCGCATGAGCCGGGACATTATCGGCACGTTCCTGACCTACCAGGTGACGGTTTTCCGCCGGGGCGACAACTACGAAGGGCTGGACACGTTCTGGTCCTATCTTCTGGAGCATTCGGTGGACGATAGCGTCCAGGTGGAAGTGGCCGACAACCAAGGCACCTATTCATTTGAGGCGTACTATACCAGCGCGGAGCAGGAAATTGAAAAAGTGCTGAACGGCGTTAACTACTGGGGCGACATCGAGGTTCACTTCATTTCCATGGATGCGGAGGTGACGCCATGAAGGGCATGAAGATCGTGTACAAGGATATTGCCCCTTATGCGGACCTGGACGCGGCGTGTGTTTCCTCTGACGTGTCCGACTTTTCGGACATTGACCAGCTGCCCTTCGGGGCGGACATGGACCCTGTTATCACGCTGGAGCATGGGCAGTGGGTGCTTGACGGCACCCACGTGCCCCTGGCGGGGCAGACACCAGCGTTCTGGTCCACGCAGATGAGCGGGGCCGACGGCACCTTTGAGGCGGCACCGGTCATCGACATCACGTTTGATGCACAGTATTCATCGGTGGGCGTGTCCTTCATCTTCGACCAAACCAACGAGGATTATGTGTCCAAACTCAACATCAAATGGTATCAGCAGGACGAGCTAAAGGCCGACATGGACTTTGAGCCGGACAATTATCTGTACTTCTGCAAAAACCAGGTGGAGAGCTGGGACAGAATCGTTGTGACGCTCAAAGAAACAGTGATTCCCTATCGCTATGCCAAGCTGGAGAAAATCATCTTTGGCGAGGAACGGACGTTCTACCGCAAAGATCTAAGAAGCGCCAAGGTGGTGGCAGAAACGGGCCTGATCTCGGACACATTGCCCATTTCAGAACTAAAATGGACTGTGGACAGTGTGCAGGATGTGGCGTTTCTGTTCCAGCTCAAGCAGCCCTGTTATGTCTATCACGGCGACAGTCTCATTGGCTGCTATTACATTGACGAGTTCAGCAGGAAGGGCGCGGACCTGTTTGAAATCGACTGCTATGACGCCATTGGCGTCTTGTCTGAGAGCGATTTTCCGGGCGGCGTGTACAACAATCAATCCGCAGTTTCAATCATCGGAGAAATTGTCGGAGATGATTTTACTATTGAATATGATGATGGTATCATTGACATGAACCTAACGGGAATTATCGCTTCGGGCAACAAACGGGCAGCTTTGCAGCAGGTTTTGTTTGCCTGGGGGTATTGCGCCACGACGGACGGACGGGACACCATCCGCATTCGTCAGCCTGGCGTTGACCTGTCCAGCATCGGGATGGACAAGACCTTCACCGGGGCCAAGGTCTCCACGGATTCCGTGGTGACGTCGGTCCAGGTGACGGCCCACACATACACGGCATCCAGCAGCGGAACAGTGGAGATCAACGGCCAGAAGTACACGGATACAAAAACCGTGTACACCGTGACCAACCCGGACGTGACCAAGACCGACAAGACCAACGTCAAGAAGGTGGAGAAGGGCACATTAGTCAACCCGTCTTATGCCCAGGCTGTGGCCCAGCGGGTGTATGACTATTACCAGATGCGCAACACGGTCAAGGCCAAAATCGTGTGGAGCGGGCAACAGCTGGGCGACCTGGTTTCCTTCCCCAATCAGTGGGGCGAGCGCACCAGCGGAACTATTTCCAAAATGGAAATGGTTCTGAGCAATACCATTGCGGCGACCTGTGAGGCAATAGGAGTGGTTTAATGGCTGACGAGTACATTATCAGTTTCCCGGTCATCAAATCGGTGACACTGAGCAGCAACCCGGTCAGCGTCGGGAAAACTTATACCGTCAGCATTGTGGTAGAGGAGCAGACCAGGGTGTTGACGCCACGCTGGCCCTACTCTGGAACAGTATACAGCGGCCTGTGGCCGTATACAAAACAGTAAGGAGACGATGAACAAATGGCAATCAGCACAGTCAAGTACATGCTCAATGGGCAGATCATCACGCTGACCTACGACGAGGCCAGCAACAGCTACAAGGGCACGGTGACGGCCCCGTCCACAACGTCGTGGAATGAGAACGACGATCACAAGTACCACGGCACTGTGGTGGCGACGGATGACGCGGGCAACAGCACCACGGCGACTGTATCAAATTTTGATACGCTGGCCCTGCGGGTCCTGGAGACCACGAAGCCCATTATTTCCGCGACCTATCCCACGGCTGGCGCGTACATCACCAACAGCAAGCCCACCATCAAGTGGACTGTGACGGACGCTGACAGTGGCATTGATGCGAGCACGATCAGCATCACCGTGGACAGCACGACCATTACCAGCGGCATCACCACCACGGCGACCACCAACGGCTACACCTGCGAGTACACGCCCGGCACGGCACTGTCTGAGGGCGCGCACACCTTCAAGTTCAACGTCAGCGACAACGACGGCAACGCGGCGACTACCACTAGCGTGACCTGCACCATTGACACCGTGCCGCCCACACTCAGTGTTCCCACGCCTACGGACAACCTTATCACCAACAGCCGCACGGTGCCCTTCTCGTTGACCACCAACGATGCGACTTCCAGCCCTGTCACCGTCACCTACCAGGTTGACAGCGGCAGCGCAGTGTCTGTCACCATTGATTCCAGCGGCAACGGCAGCGGCAATATCACCCTGCCGGATGCTGACGGCACCTACTCCATCAAGTTTGTTTCTAAGGACGCGGCGGGCAAGACCACGACCATCACGCGGACTATCAAGCTGGACCGTGCAGCACCTGCGATCAAGAGCATCACCCTGACGCCTAACCCGACTAATGTCGGCGCTGCGTACACCATCACCGTCGTGGTCGAGGACTGATATGGTCAAACGCCTTTGGGGTAAATGCCAAGGCGCGGACATCATCTTCCGGTTAGCCGACGCGGAGGCGGGGCTGTGGACCACCACGGTCCCGGCCTCCGACACCGGGGTGTACATTATCGAGTTGTGGGCCGAGGATGAGGCGGGCAATGTTGGCTATTACGCCACAGTCAAAATCACCATCGACCTGGACACGATGCAGTCAAGCGTCACCATCTTGCAGGTGGCATCCGGCGTGACAGTGGAAGAAGTGGCCCGCACATTGGGCATTGTGGAGACTGTGCAGATGGCGGTGTTGGACCTGAGCAGCATCTATTCCGCCGTCATCGGCGACAAAATCCGGTCCAGCGTGACCAGCAAAGAGGTGTAGACATGGCAGACTTAACATTTGAGCGTGGCGAGCGCAGGCTTGTCACCTTATCCGTCTGGCTGGCGGACGGCCAGACATTGCCGCTGACAGACCCAACGTGGGCGCTCATGCCATCCGGCTGGCGCGGCAGCGTGGAATCCGATGGGACGTGTGATGTGGGTGACGGCGACGGCGGCAAAAAGAACCTGACCGCCCTGGTCCAGCCGGAAAAAGCCGGGTCCTATGAGCTGGAATACACGTTTAACGTCGGGCTGGAAATCATCAAGCGGACCGTGACCATTAAGGTGGTGTGACAAATGAACAACGATGGGACCATCATTGCCACGCTTATCACGGACCGGACAAAGGCGGACGCGGAGCGGGTGAAGACCCTGGCAGCGAAGATTCGGGCCAAGACAGCGACCGCCGAGGAAGTGCAGGAGTATCTGAGCGACCTAAAAGGGGCGTACAACGTCAGCGATCTGAACCGCGTCGGCAACGCCATGAATTTTATCGCGGACAAGCTGCGAAGCGTTGGCATTGCGGTGGAAGTTTCGCCAAAGACAGACTGGGAGCAGGGCGACCTGACAGTGACAGCAGCGCAAGCGGCGCATTACCTGTCCGACATCCAGACCCTCCGCTCCATGCTGTCCGTCTACCCCACCACCCCCACAACGCCAGATTCTCTTGACACCCTGACCTTTGAAACCGCCAACAACATTGAGCAAATCCTAGTTGACTTGTATGACATTTGCCTAAAGACCATTGCAGGATTCAGACATTCTGGCATGGTTTACAGCAATCAGGGAGGTTTGATAGCATGATGTGTGCAAAAATCAAAAGAACGGAGGTAATGACCCATGCGTGACCGTGTTCCGTCCAAGGTTCTTGACAATGGCGCAATCCGCTACGGCGTATACGACGAAAACGGGAACCTTGAAAAGTACCAGTATATGAAGCTGGAAGATGAACCGCTGGAAGAAGGCTCGGCGCTGAACAAGGCG